ATGGCGACCAAGCGACTACGACCATCCGGAACGTGGGAATACATCATCCGACGTTCGAAGCTTCTCCCAAAGCCACTTTCCCTGACATTTCACTCCGAAGAAGAGGGCGACGCGTACGTCGCCCGACTGGAGCAACTGCTCGATGCCGGCATTGTGCCGACGGACGTCGTTGAGCAACGCGAAGCGATCGCAACGACGCTTGACGCTGTTCGAGAATATCTGCGGCGTGTGTCGGTGCCCGACTCCGACGTCCAGGTGCTACATTCGTTGCTCGGCGGCCGACTTCCCTCGAAAGCACTCTCTACCGTGGACTACGATTGGGCGGAACGATGGGTGACAGCAATGAAGCGCGAGCATCATTTGTCGCCGTCAACGATTCGCCACAATGTGGGGGCGCTCGCTCGCTGCTTCGATTGGGTGGTCAAGTCCGGCACTCCGATGCTTGCGGTTAATCCGCTGCGCCTGCTGCCTAAACGTTATGCGACCTATACCGATGACGATCGAGTGGCTGTCGAAGCGCAGGATCGTGCACCGAAAGAGGATGTGCATCGAGATCGGCGGCCAAGCGCAGAGGAGGAGGCCGAGATTCGCCGCATCATGGCGGGTGGCAAACCGAGGGGGAGAGAGCGCGCTTTCGAGCTACCGTATCGGCCGGCATTGGTGTTCCTGTTCGAGCTTGCGATCGAATCCGCGATGCGGATGCGAGAGATGTACACGCTCGACGTTGCGCAGTTTGATGTCGTCCGCCGGACGGCCTTGTTGGAACGAACAAAGAACGGCAGCAAGCGCTCGGTGCCACTTACGACGGTAGCGATTGCCGCGTTCGAGCGATACGTCGCGGCAGTGACCGATCGCGATCCTGAAATGTGCGGGTTCACATTTGACGGCGGCGGGTTGTTCCCATGGATTGACGAGATAGAGTCAGGGATGCGGGCTAAGAATGTGCCGATCCTTAAGAGAAAGGTTCTGGAGCGGGTCACAGTTCGGTTGTCGGGCCAGTTTGGCCGAATATTCGATGCGGCAGGTTGCCGGGATCTTGTTTTCCATGATCTGCGGCATGAGGCGACTTCGCGCTTGTATGAGCGCACGACGTTAAGCGACATCCAAATTGCGAAGATCACGGGGCACACCGATCCAAAGGTGTTGATGCGTTACGCTAACCTGAGAGGGAGCGACTTGGCGGGCCGCCTGTGGTGAACGGCGTAGTTCGGGATTTGTGAACATGGACAATTTGGAAAGGTCTGGGCGCGCTGCTCTGATGCGGCGAGTCAAGCGGAAAAATACCACGCCGGAACTTGCCGTCCGAAGGATGCTTCATGCTCGCGGTTACCGCTATACCCTTCACAATTCGCGGCTGCCTGGCTGCCCTGACATCGTGTTCTCGCGGCGTAGAAAGGTTGTCTTTGTGCACGGATGCTTTTGGCACGGCCATACGTGTCGGCATGGTCGTCTGCCGAAGACCAACGTGGAGTTTTGGGAGCGCAAGATTGCCCAGAATCGCGCTCGCGACGAACGTGTTGAGCGAGAGCTCATGGCGATGGGTTGGTCTACCTATACGGTATGGCAGTGCGAAATCAAGGACGCAGACCTGTTGTTGACGGTGCTATCGGCGTTTCTTGGCCCTCCAAGTCATGGCCGGATCACTCGACGTGCTACTATCGCGCGAGCGTGAACTTGCTGCAACAACATCTATGAAAATTGACGCTGTCGACCTCTTCTGTGGCGCAGGTGGCCTATCGTTTGGCCTAAAGAAGGCGGGGATCAACGTTCGAGCAGGCGTTGACTTTGATGCCGCATGCGAATACCCGTATGAGGCCAATCTTGGTAAAGGGAAATTCATTCAGCGTGACGTGACCCAGCTGGGCGCCAATGAAATTGTTCCGTATTTTCGCAATGGTGCGTTTTCGTTGCTCGCAGGATGCGCGCCGTGTCAACCATTTTCGACGCTACGCAATGGTACTGACCGAGAGAAAAGCGACAAATGGCCATTGCTTAATGAATTTAGTCGGCTAGTACGTGATGGGAGGCCAGATTTTGTTACGATGGAAAACGTTCCCGCGTTACGCGCGCAATCGATTTTTCAGCAATTCGTTGAGCGTTTGACGCGAGAGGGTTACGTCGTATCACATCATATTGTAAATGCGGCCGATTATGGCGTTCCTCAAAGGCGCAAGAGGCTCGTATTGCTTGCTTCGCGCTTTGGAAAAATCCGATTGTTGTCCCCGGCAGAACTCGGGTGTAAATTGACAACGGTGAGGGAAGCAATAGGCAGTCTGCCGAAACTTAAGGCGGGATGTGTTGATAAACGAGATCCGTTGCATAAGGCGCGAACATTAACGCCGGTGAATCTCGCACGGATGAAGGCATCGCGGCCCGGAGGGACGTGGCATGATTGGCCGGAGGAATTGCGGTCACCATGCCATACGCGCTCAAACGGCCAGTCATTTAAAAGCGTTTATGCTCGGATGGAATGGGATAAGCCCTCTCCGACAATAACGACACAATGCTTTAATTTCGGTACGGGTCGATTCGGTCATCCTGTTCAGGATCGTGCGATTACATTACGTGAGGCTGCTATTTTGCAGTCTTTTCCGGAAAATTATAAATTTGTCGAATCGGAGAAGGATGTTCAGTTGGCAACCTTGGGAAGACTGATTGGAAATGCTGTTCCAGTCGATCTCGGTTATGCCATCGGGATGTCAATATATAAACACGCTAAATATATAGACCGAGGGAAAATTGGGGAAGCATAATTTCAGGTTCAATGTTGATGTCAATGTAATTAACCATCTTGGTGTGGGGTTGTATAGCTCTACTCCTGCCGCGCTTACTGAGTTGGTGGCTAATGCTTGGGATGCGGACGCGAATCATGTTGAAATTTCAGTTGACCCAGGGCGTCGTACTATTACGATTGAGGACGACGGACATGGTATGTCGGCTGGTGATATTCAGAACAAATTCCTGAAGGTCGGTTATTCTAGGCGGGTCCATTCAAAGAATAAATTTTTCAGTGATTCTGGTAAGCGTCGTGTTATGGGGCGCAAAGGAATCGGAAAGCTGGCAATTTTTGCTCTTGCCGATGAAGTTGTAATTTCATCAAAGGCGCGAGGACAAGAGGCCGTCGGGTTTCGTGTAGATGTGCCGGCATTTAAGAAAAACTTGGAGGCCAACCAGAGTCATCCGTTGCAAGAAATTAGTCCGGCAAGCTTCAAGAAGGGGCATGGGACGCGTATCGAATTGCGCAAAGTTCTGACTGGGCTGGATACAACTGAGGCGTTTTTGCGTGTGAAGCTCGCAAGGCGGTTTAGTGTTTTAGATGACGGAAACGACTTCAAAGTGGTGCTTAATAAAAAAGAAATTACTAATGCGGACCGGGGTTTTTATCAGCATGTTCAATTCCTGTGGACATTTGATGATGTCGCTGAAAAATCTATTACGAAGCTCGCCAAAAATCTCAGCTATTTGAGCGAGGATGATGGCGGTGGCGAAACGAAGATTCCCTGTGTTGAGCGATTGAGCAATGTTGTAAGTTGCGGGGCGCAGGATTTTGAAGTTACTGGCTATGTGGCAAGTGTTTTTCAGCCGCGTCAATTGGGTGCCAAAGAGGATAGCGCGAATATGCTCTCCGTATTTGCAAACGGTCGAGTATTTGCCGAAGACGTTTTGCCGGAGGCTAATAGCGCTAAGTACTATCAAAGTTACTTGGTTGGTGAGATTCATGCCAACTTCTTGGACGATGACGACGTTGATCGAGCGACGGCAAGTCGTGAGGCGATCAAGAAGGATGATCCGAAGTATAAGGCGCTGATCGGGTTTGTTCGCTCGACGCTTGAAGATATTGGATCAAAATGGGATGAATGGCGAATCGCGCTGGGCTTGGATGGCTCTGATCCGCAGAATGCAGCAGTGCTTGAGTGGATCGATACGCTCGCAGACAAGCGGGATAAAAAGGCTGCCACGAAGCTTATGACGTCGATCAAGAATGCTGTCGTACATTCCGATCCCGCAAAAAACGACGAGGCGAAGAAGGTTCTTTATCGCGGTGCTATTATCGGTTTCGAGAAGCTGAGATTGCGGAATCAGCTTGACAAGCTTGCGCAAGTTACTGATATATTGGGCGCTGAATTCGCTGCGATATTTGCGACGCTAGATCAGGTTGAAGAGTCTTCATATGCGGAGATAACAAGGCAGCGCCTGGAGATCATTAAGAAATTCGCGGAAATTTGTAACGATCCTGGAACATTAGAGAAGGTCGCGCATAAGTATCTATTTGAGCACCTTTGGCTGTTGGACCCTACGTGGGATCGCGTTACTGGTCGCGCTGAGATGGAGAAAACTCTGACGGAAGAGCTGAAGAAGAAACATCCGGACTCCACTGGTGCTCGACTGGACATTTCGTATAGAGCAAGCTCGGGCAGGCATGTTGTTGTTGAGCTCAAAAAGCCTACAAAGACATCGTTGGATTATGGTGATTTGTTTCAGCAGGTGAGAAAGTACAAGCAGGCGGTCGAGGCATATTACGACGATAAAGAGCCGAATAAGCCCGTTCCGCCCCTTGATATATATTTGCTTGTGGCGAAACGTCCGAATGGATTTTCAGAGTCTGATCGCCAGTCGCTTGCTGCTCAGAATGGTAGGTTGATAACGTACGAGCAACTGATTAACGATGCCCGGAATGCTTATCAGCAATACCTCGATGTTAATAAGATCACTTTGCCCTTAGAAGGGATCTTGAAGAAGCTGTAATTTAAGTGCAATTATGTGGCGGCACATTCTCAAGTGCCGCCGGTTGTGCTGGTACCCGTAGTGAGCTTGCCGGGTCAAGCAAGAGGCGACGTGTTGTGCAAGTCTGGCAATGAAGGAAGAGGGCGAGCCTTTCTGCCTCGCTGCGTATTGGGCGATGTCTGAAGCGCGCGGTGTATTGCGGCGTGTGTTCGGTGATCGACCGCACTGCTGGTCGCTCGTTCCTCAAGTCTTTCGAGAGTTTGCTTTTGTGCCTGTGCGCGTAGGAAAGCGACGACATCGTCCTCAAGAAACACCCATGCACGGCCAATCCGAGCGCCGACGATATCTCCTTTTTGCGCGAGTTTCATCGCCGTGGTGCGGTCAACCTTGAGGAAGTCGGCGCACTCTTGTAGATCGAACGTTCTCACGCAATATCCTCCGAAGTTCGCTGTCCATTGATTGATCCCGGCAACGCGCGGCAGAGCTGCATCAAGCCGGTTTCCAGCGTGATGCCGGCGGTTGCGGCCCAGGTGCGCGCGTCCTGTGCGGCCTTGTGGCGTGCGAACGATCCGGCCTCGTCGGCCATTAGGTCCAGCAGCTCGACATCGGCCGCGTGTGAGATATCGGTGATCAACGCGCGGATCTCGATGCGCACGGCGTCGAGCCGCGCGAGCTTGCCTTGGCAGGTATCCGCCAAGGCTTCTTTCGTCTGGATAGGTTTGCGCCGCGCGAGCGGCGCTTCGTCTTTCTGGATTGCTGTTGCGGGCGTTAGCCCGCCGATGTCCGATTGCATCGAAGTGCCGTTGACGCTCGCCAGTGCGATAGCCGGGCGCTTCTTTGCGTGTTCCCGCTTTCGCGGCAGCGGACGTGGGGTAGAAAGGGCCGGGCGCGAGTTCATAGTGCTGCCTCCGCCGCCATATCCGGCGTCCAGTCGGGATCGGGGAGCTGCAGAATGTCATCGAGCCATTGCAGGACGAACGGAAGGTCTTTCTGGCGCTTGATGTTCTCGTAGCCGAGAGCTTTTTTAAGCCATCGAGCACCTTCCTGTACCGCTTGCATTCGCGTCGGGTAGGTCGCGGTTCCTGCGCCGAACTTCAGGGGCGTCGATGCGAAGCTGTCCCCGAAGTTGTACATAGCCGCGCAAATCCACTGATCGGCTTTCGGTTGCGCCACGTAGATCTCGGCGATCGGCTTTTTCGTCCGCCTGCTATTGGGCGAGCGAAGGGTATCGGTCGCGACGCAGCGACCGTCTTGATCTGGTCCCGTCACGGGGTAGATCCGTGCTTTTGGCGGAGTATCGAGGAGATCGGTGAGGGGCGAGAGCGCCGTATGAACGCCTCGAATCGTTCCGGGCGAAAGCTTGCCGAAAACGGGATCATGCAGGACCGCCTGTAGAGCCTGCAAAAGTTGTTTTGCACACGCATCGTTGATCTTCGTCGTTTTGGACGCGGCCGGTTTGGAGGTCGAAGCGTTATCTGTCAGGTGCTTCTTCGTGACCTTGCTTTTCCCGGCTTGCTTCGCTTTCGCAAGGCCCGACACGATCCGTTCGAGCGCCTTGTCGCCGCCGTGCGCGCGAATCTCTTCGATCGCGAGGGTGCCGGCGATCGACCCGTCGCGTACGAGCGCGTGGAGTTCCGCCGGTGCCGTCTCAAGCAGTGCGGCATCGCGAATCGATTGTTCGGATATATTGAGTCGGGCGCAGATTGTTTTGGTGTCGAGTCCGTGAACGTCGCGCAGTTCGGCGATCGACGTCGCGAGATCGAGCGGCGACGACGGCTTCGATACGTTGCTCACGTAGCCGTCGACCACCATTTCCGATCGTTTCACGTCACGCGAATCACGGACGACGATCGGAATCTTTCCGAGGTCTTTCCCGGCCTTGATAGCTGCTCCGGCCGCGAGGTAGCGATGCTGGCCCTTGTAGACGTAGAAATAATCCTTGCCGTCGACCTTGCGCGCATAGCAGTGCAGTGGGGAACCCTTGTCGTACCCGTTCTGCATCATCAGGGCGGTCAATTCCTTGACCCACTGCGGATCGACCGGCCGGACGTTGTCGCGCGGGTCGTAGCGCAGCGCCTCATATGGCGTCATCCACAGGTCGGCAGAGGTAGCGCCGGCCGCGGCAGCGGCAGCCTTCGTGTTTCCGGTCGGGATCGGGGCGGTCAGGTCGAGCTGTTGCGTGCGGTCGTCCATTACGCAACCTCCGTTGCCGCCGCCTGCGTCTTGCCCCGCTTCTTCGCTTTGTCGATCGCCTTCGACACCTCAACATCCGCTGCGCGCTTGGCGTCGCGCAGTCGCTTGATTGCGTCCGCGCAGTTGCCTTCGTCCGGAATTGAGATCTGCCGGTGGGCGATCTCTGTGCCGTCGAGGATCAAATATTCCGTATGCACGCTGTCCGGCAGGGGACGGCGTCCCACGACGTACTTGCCGATCAGGAGCGGCGTCGACGGACGACGTGCGTTCCGGTCGTATCGCGTGATGGTGCGAAGTGAGAGGGTGTCGCGACGTTCGACGTCGAAAAGGGGTTCTGCTTTGACTTTGATTCGCGGCATGGTGGTCTCCATGACGCCGGGGTGGCTCGCCCCGGCAATGTCGGGGCGGTTCAGACAGTGACGTGGTAGGCGGTCGTCGGGGCGACGACAGGATCGTCTTGAAAGATGTTGACGGCGACAAACAGCAATGCGGCGACGACGGTCCAGCGGAAGATCGCGGACTTTTCAAAGTTGCTTTGGCGGGCAGGTTCGGACGGGGTAACGCGGGGTGCTTGCTCGTCGCGGAGCCAGTCCTGACGGGCTTCCGCGTTCAGATCATTGGGTTTCATGGTGGGATCTCCGGTTGAGCGTCAGGCGACGCGACAGCCCGATTAAACATCATGTTTAATCAAAGAGCAAACATTTTGTTTACTTTGTGCTACCCGGTAGATTCGAGATATGTGTCGAGGACGTGCGCAGCCATGTCGTGACACCACGACAAGACTGCGAGCAAGTGCTGGGGATGGAGCAGGGGAGGAGGGCTGACGATCTTGCCGTATCGGGTCACGGCAAACCGTATATCGGTACTGAAATCGTGATCTTCAGTAGCGTGGCGTTTGGCACGCGTAGATCGGAATTCTTCGAGGTCTACGACGTTACTTGGTCGATCTCCGCTTCGGCGTTTCATTGGTGCTGGTTTCCCCGGAACGCACGGATGCTCTTACGGCAGCGCGTGAGTGTTTAGCGAACGACACCGCCGAAGATGGCGATATTCCCGCTTCCAGCATTCCTTCCAAAGCGCTGATTAACCGTTCTGAGACCAAGCCGTTCGATGCCGCGTCAGTCAGCGCGGAAGCGAGCCGCCGCACCCGTGTTTCTACATCGGGCTGCGCTACGGGCGGTGTCTTGGTAAGGCGCTCGTCATGATGGCCGGATCCGATATTACTCGAATGTAATGTTTCTTTCGTCGACCCTTCATCGGCCATGCGACCGTCGCCCGTTTTGAGCCAGTCGGCTCGGCAACCGATCACCGATGCCGCGTGAATCATGCCGGCAGCCGACATGCCACGACGCTCCCAGTTGTTGAGCAGTTGGGGTGACTCGTTGAGCAGACGAGCAACGTTTGCGGGGCCTTCAACACCTTGAAGCTCCCTTGCCGCGCGATACAGCCGCTCGATGGTTTCGTGCAGTTTCCTCATGCGACAAATAGTCGGCGAAGTAAACGCGGCGTTGTTAAACGGCGTGTTTGCAAATTTATTAAACATGGTGTTTAATTCGGGGATGGATAAGACCGCCCGGATTGAAGCCGATCGCATCATGATCACCCGCCTCGGTGGCCCTGCAAGGGTCGCCGAGCTTCTCGGCTATGAGAGGCATCAGGGGGGCACGCAGCGTGTTTGCAATTGGCTTGCGCGTGGAATTCCTGCGGCCGTGAAAGTCGAACGGCCGGATCTCTTTCTCGTCGCTTTATCCACTGCAAATCCTACCGACGCGCATTGATGCGCGACAGGATGAAAGCGGCGCATTCCCAAAGTTCCGATATGACCTGCCGATACGACAGTACCGAATGGCTGGACGTCCTCTATACGTCCGTTCGCAACACGCCCGGCGGTGTCGCCGACGCAGCGAACCACCTCACGATCCGGCGCGGTAAGAACATCACACCGGAATCGCTTCGGCTGCGCCTGCGTGGTGTCGGCGACAGTCGCTTGTCGATGGAGATGTTCGAGCTACTGATCGAATGGATGCAAGAAAAGACCGAGGCAAAGGCGCACGCGCTCGATGCACTCCATGCGCTGAATGCGCGTTTCGGGCTGGTTGCGGAATACGTCGACGAGCATGGCGCTGATGACGACATCGGGCCGGGCGTGGACGTGCATCTGGTCTCGACCGCTTTGCACCTTCAGGCTCACGTCGGCCGCGTCGCAGACGACGTGACGCGCGTTCTGGGGGAGCAGCGCATCGATGACGGTCGGGCGGAGCAGATCATCGCGACCGGCCGCAAGGGCCAGCGTCTGTTCCAGCGTTTGATTCACGCTGCTCGCAACCTCGCCGCGCGTCGACGCCGTCGTCATGGAGCGGTTTAAGCCTGGCATGGGGTGCTGTCGTCCCGACCGTGAACACGTCGGCCTCTGCTGCTCGCCCGAGCAGCAACTGGCGTGCTCTGTCACGACGCTCGCATCCCGATTCGAGTATGCCCCCGCCGAAGCGGGGCGCTTGCTGTCCGAATTGATCGCCACGTTTCCCGATTGTCTCGCTCCGATTCTTGCGGAAGCGAACGCAGCCGGGCGCGTGCGCCTGTTCATCGAGCGAGCTGCGCGCGCATGCGCCGCGCTCGCGACCAAGGCGGAACGTCACGCGTTCCGCGACCAGCTTACCGATCGTCTCTGCGCGCTGGACCTTGCCGCGTTCGACGATCTCATGTCGGCGGAATGGCGTCGACTGCGCGGCAAATAACCGGAGACACATGTGAACGTGAACGGGATCAGTAGCGCGTTGCGACGCAGCGCATCGCAGTACAGCCGCTCGCCGAGCGGGCGGCAGTGCTATGCGGCGGGGCGAGCCGTATGGCGAAGCTTTTCTCACAAGGTCGCACGCGACCGCCGCCTTGTCGAGCTGGATGCGGCCCGGCGTGCGAGCTAACAGGGCGCTGTTCAACGAATTGTGATCCGGCCGCGACATGCGGCCAAAGTAACTTTGATCGAGGGAATTTTTGTATGGCGACACTGGACCAGATCATTCAGCAATTGCGTGCTGCGGGTCATCCCGACCTGCCCGCCGGACATCCCGTCGCGGACGGCAAACATCATCGGTACGGGCCGCGCAAGAAGTACTGGTATCAGCTTCGAGAGGTTGTCAGCAAGGGCGCTGTAATCGGCTATGGTGGTACGTTCGGTCACTTCTCGGGCGACGATCCGGGTACCGAGCGATTCGAGTGGAACGGTGCACCACTGAGCGAGGAAGTGCTCGCCGAGACGCGTCGCCGTCAGGAAGCGGCCGAACGCGAGCAGGCTGAACGCGACGCCCGGCAGGCGAAGCTCGCCGCAAACCGCGCGCGTGATCAGTGGAACCGGGCGTCTGAACAGGGCACGTCCGCGTACCTGGAGCGAAAGCAGATCTTGGCCGAAGGCGTGCGCTTTGATACCGACGGCACGATGTTCGTGCCGATGTACCAGTACGGCGACGAGGCTCGTCTCGTCGGCCTGCAGAAGATCACGCCGGACGGCGCGAAGCGCTTCAACAAGGGCATGGAGAAGAAGGGCGCATCGTGCCTGCTCGGCGTGGTGGGTGCTGACGATCAGGTCGTGTTGGTCGCCGAAGGCTACGCGACCGCACGCTCGATCCGCATGGCGCTCGACCGCGCCTTCGCCGTCGACGTCTGCTTCGATGCCGGCGGCATCCTGCCGGCTGTGCGCCGCTTGCGCGCAATGCACCCGGACGTGCACGTGTTGATCTGCGCAGACGATGACTGGAAGATCGAGCAACGCATGCGCGAGTGGTTGGCCGACGAATTCGGTTTCCGTGGCGAGCTGGTATTCGGTGCGGAGCCGGTTCGGATCGAGGCGAAGAATACGTGGTACATGATCGCGGCAGCACGTCGCCGTGACGACAACGGCGTGCCGTACGTCGAAGTGAGCTACGGCAATGATGTGATGCCGGTACGCCGCAAGCGTTTCGAAAACACCGGCCTGAAACGTGCGTACGAGGCTGCAGCCGAGGTCGACGACGTGAGCGTCGTCTATCCGGTATTCGCCAATCGGGGCGAGCGCAAGCTGACGGACTTCAACGACCTGCACGTCGAGGACGGTCTCGAATCCGTCGCCGGGCAGATCCAAGCGGCGATCTTGCGCGTCATCGCGCCAGCGAACGAAGACATCCGGCCGGCGACGGTCGCACCGTCGTCCGTAGACACACCACAAACGCGACCGCACGCGACGTCCGCTGCCGCAGAACAGCCCCAATGGGATGGCCGCGAAGCGGAGAACGGCGCTCATACGTGGGAGCAGGATCTCGCGCGCTCGGATAAGGGCACGCTGCTGCCGACGCTCGGCAATGTGCACATGATCCTGTCGAACCACAAGGCGTGGAAGGGCGTAATCGAGCAGGACGACTTCGGTGGGCGCGTCATGAAGCGCAAGGCGCCGCCGTTCCCGCAGGGCGTGACGGGCGAATGGACCGATATGGACGATCAACGCTGCGCGTTGTGGTTGTCGCAGCGGTATGGCCTGTCGGTGCGCACCGACATCGTGATGAACGCGGTGCTGCTGGTAGCAGACGCGACCCACTTCCACGATGTGCGCGAATACCTCGAAGGGCTCAAATGGGACGGCGTGCCGCGTGTGCGGTCGATGCCGTCGACATACCTGCGCGTGGCCGACAGCGAGTATGTGCAGCTCGCCTTCATGAAGTGGATGATCGCGGCCGTCGCACGCGTGATGGAGCCGGGCTGCAAGGTCGACAACGTGCTGATCCTCGAAGGCAAGCAGGGGCACCGCAAATCGACCGCATTGAAGGTGCTGGCGGGTGCGCCGTGGTTCACCGACACGCCGATCCAGATCGGCAACAAGGACACGTACGCCGTGCTGGCCGGCAAGTGGGTGATCGAGCTGGCCGAACTTGATTCGCTGAACAAGGCCGACTCGTCGGCAGTGAAGAGCTTTTTCGCGACGGCCGTCGATCGGTTCCGCAACTTCTACGGCAAGCGGGCGACGGACGTTCCGCGCCAGTGCGTGTTCGCCGGCTCGGTCAACTTCGACACGTACCTGAAAGACGAATCCGGCAACCGGCGTTACTGGCCACTGCGAGTCGGTGGTCTGGTCGACATCGACGGCATCGTGGCCGTCCGTGACCAGCTGTGGGCCGAAGCCGTCCACCTGTACCGCTCGGGCGTCGTGTGGCACGTGACCGAGCAGGAACGGCCGCTGTTCGAGATCGAGCAGGCAGAGCGCTACGAGGGCGACGTGTACGAGGACAAGATCGCCAAGGCTCTGGAATACGTGCCCCGCACGACCATGGAAGAGATCCTCGCCGACGTCCTGAAGCTCGACACGTCGAAATGGACGCTACCGGAGCAGCGCCGCATCGGCAAGGCACTGAAGTCGCTCGGTTGGGTGCGCAAGCGCGAATCGACTGGATCGCGCGGCTGGTACTACGTGCGCGAAGAGCAAGAGCCGGAAGCCGAGCGCGAACTGGTCGCAGCGGGTGATGACGACAGTCCGTTGTGATTGCGTGGCGCGCTGTGCCTGCACGGCAAGCGCGCCACTGCCCCCGTCTTGGCGCGCTGCGGACGTCCCATGTCCCAACGTCCCAAGGCGCGGTCTCGGGCGCGGGTACGGGGGCGCGACATGCGCGACGTGAGCGGCGCATGTCGCGCATGTCGCAGGCGCGCACCCCTGCAAGCCATTTCCCTTGGGACATTGAGACATTAGGACGAGTAGGAGAGAGTCATGATCGATTTGAAAGAGCGGGTGGGTGTTGCGATGAGCGTTCGTGGTCAGTTCACCGACCCGATTGCCGATCCTAAAGTTACTTTGGGCGCGCTCGCCTTTGCTAACGATCTCGGGAGCTTGTTGGCCCGGATCAAGGCCGGGCCGCTGCCGACGCCTGCGACGGTTCGACGTGCAACGTTGCTGTTGGCGCAGATGATCCGGACGTCGGGCCGATTCAAGCGAGCGCGGTTCACGGGTCTGTCGCGCGACGAGCGTCGCGATCAACGTGCGGGGCACACTATCGAGCGTTCGAAGGTCGACATCATCGAGCGGTTCGCGCTGCGGTTGCTGGACGAGTGGGTGAACGATCAGTGTGTCGAGTGTGAGGGGCGCGGCGTCGTGCGTCGCGCGCGAGCCGTCACGACGTCAACGACCGCGTGCGATGTATGCGGGGGCAGCGGGAAGGTGTGTGTATCGGAGGAACGTATCCCGTTCTTCGAGGGGCGTAACGGGCCGCTCGTCTTTCGGGAATACGAACCGTGCCACGACTGCGGCGGGATGGGGCGGATCGTCGCGTCGCCGGTTTCGGATTCGAAGGGCCGACATATCTGCCCGTGCTGTTCCGGTTCCGGCAAGCGGCAGGTCGACGACGCTGGCCGGGCGCACGCGCTCGGCGTATCGCTCGACGAGTATCGAAAAAACTGGTCGTGGCGCTTCCACGACATGCTCGCGCTGCTGGATACCGTCGATGGATCGGTGTACGACACATTGCGTCGGCAATTGCGAGGATGAAACGTATTCCATTTCAAGAGCGGATCGCGTAAACTTTGGACATCCTTTACCGCGTCACTGGATAAATGAGCGGCCGCATACTCGTGTCGCAACCTTCGCCCGACAGGCGTACTGAATCGCGGGAGCGCCGCGACCAACAACGATAACTGTCTGTCGGGATCTGCTGGGAGGGCGTTCGCCCTTATGAAACGAATATCGAAGCCCTGAGTGCGCAAGCCCTCGGGGCTTTTTGCATTGGGCCACTGCCATGAGATTGACTTTGTGCGCGGTCACCGAGCCGCTGTATTGCGCGCTCGCTGACGCATTTGTAGACGTTCCCGATGTGACGGTGCTGCGTGCCGACATCTTGTCCTTATCTGCCGACGCAATTGTCAGCCCGGCGAACAGCTTCGGTTGGATGGACGGCGGGATCGACCTTCTCTATCGGCGGCGGTTTGGGTTGTCTATCGAACGGCGACTCATTCAGTGCATTGCAGATCGGCCCGGCTGCGAATTGCCGGTAGGGGAAGCCGTCGCGGTAGATACATGGGATCGTGCGATCCCGTTAATGATCGCCGCACCAACAATGCGGGTTCCGTCGCTCATCGGGGATACCGACAATGCCTATCGGGCATTTCGTGCGGCGCTTCGTGTTGCGCGGGCCAGAGGCGTGCAGAGCCTGCTCGCTCCCGGCATGGGAACAGGGACCGGTCGGATGTATCCGGTACAAGCAGCCGCGCAGATGCTTCGTGCCTATCGCGAGATTGTCGTGGAGGATTTGATCTGATCGACGGCTGCCGGTAGGCGAAGTTGTCGCATGGCGATGTGTGAAATGAATATCGAAGCCCTGAGTGCGAAAGCTCTCGGGGCTTTTTGCATTGGGGCGCTGAAATGCGATTCGAATCGACGAGCACCGGGCCGAGCGAGGTCTGGTCGACGTGGGATGAAGATCGAAGCATGGGGCGCGTTACCGCGCGGTGCTTCGTGTTTGACGACGCGATGGACCGTGTCGTGTGGGCGATGGACCGAGCCGGCGACGGCGTGACCGCCGATGTCGCGATCGGCGCGGGTCTGCCTACTTTTTGAGCAGGCGGGGACCCTCAGGGCATCGCCACACGCGGGGGCTCGCACCCGCGTTTTTTCTCTACTGGCGAGTCTCCATAGGGGGTCATATTCATGCCGACTCAGCAGCAGATCGCTGACCATCTCGACCTCGATCAGTCGGCCGTTTCGCGGTTCGTCGACAAGGTCCAGCTCGATTACCGCGTGGCGTCGATCGACGAGATCCGCGTCGCGTACATCCGGCATTTGCGCGAGGTCGCGGCCGGCCGGTCCAGCGGTACGGGCATCGATCTCGTCGCCGAACGGGCGAAGACCGAGATCGTCGATCGCGAGATCAAGCTACTGACGCTGGCAGAGAAGAAGGGGCAGCTCGTCAATGCGGCGCAGCTCGAACAGGCGTACGGCCTGATGGTCGGCGCATTTCAAACGGAGCTGCTGTCGCTGTCCGACAAGCTGGTGCAGGAGCTGCGCACGCTATACGGCGTCGAGGTGGACGTCGAATGGTTGAACGAGCACATATATGGATGCCTTGAGCAGCTTTCTGAATACGACCCAGACAGTCCACGCGGTGATTCGCCGGATCGCGAAGATGCTGCGTCCGCCGGAGCGGATTGGGACGACGGACTGGGCGCGCAAACATCGCAGGTTGAGCGCGAAGGGATCGGCCAGTCCCGGCCGGTATAACCCGAACATCACGCCGTGGGTGTTCGGCATGCACGAAGCGCTGGACGATCCGACCGTGCAGAAGGTCGTATGCATGAAGTCGGCGCAGGTCGCGTGGACTGATGGCGTGCTGCTGAACTACATCGGCAAGCGGATCGACGTTGACCCGTGCCCGATGATCGTCATGTTCCCGAAAGAGAAGACGGCGAAGAAGTTCAACCTTGAGAAGTTCGAGCCGATGGTTGAGGTGACGCCTCGCCTGTCGGCGAGATTGCCGGTTCATGCGGCCCGTGACAAAAACAACCTGTGGGATCACAAGACGTTCGCGCGCGGCTTTCTGAAGTTCATCACGTCGAACGCGCCGGACGAAGTGAAGTCGACGCCGGCCCCGGTCGTCGCGGTCGAGGAACCGGACGACGCGAATACGAACGTGCGTGAGCAGGGCGATTCGATCACGCTGCTGGAGGAACGGAACAAGAGCTACTCGGCCCGGCGACGCAAGATGATCTTGGGCGGCACGCCGACCATCGACGGCCTGTCTCGCATCCAGCAAGCCTACGCTGCATCGGATCAACGCGTGTATCTGGTGCCGTGTCCCGATTGCGATGAGGAGCATGAGCTGGCGTGGGAAAACGTCACGTGGAGCGATGGCGCCGAAGTCGTGCACGAGGTCTACGGCCGCGCACAACCGGAGACGGCCCGGTACACCTGCCCGCATTGCGGCTCGTTGTGGGACGACGCGACGCGTATTCGCGCTGTCCGACGCGGGCGATGGGTTGCGACGGCACCGTTTCACGGCGTTGCTGGCTTCCGCATCAACGAGCTGGTGTCGCCGTTTCCCGGCTCGAACATGGCCGAGCTGGTCAAGAAGTGGCTGACGGCCGACAAGGCGCTGCGCGAGGGCGACGATACGAAGATGCGTTCGTTCGTGAACAACTCGCAGGGCCGGGCGTACAAGTACAAGACGGATCTGCCTGAGCTGGACGTGCTCGCGCAACGTGCGCTGCCATACGCGGAGCTGACGGTGCCGCTCGGCGGTCTGGTGTTGACGCTTGGCGTCGACGTGCAACACGACCGGCTCGCGATCGTCCTGCGTGCATGGGGACGCGGCGAGGAAAGCTGGCTCGTCGCGTGGGGCGAAATCTACGGCAACGTGACGGAGCAGCAGCAAGACCCGATGACAGGCGGGGTATGGGGCGCGTTGACGATGCTGCTGTCGCACGCATACCGGCATGAGAACGGCTGGTTGCTGCGTGTACGTGCAACGTCGATCGACTCATCGGACGGTGCGACGTCGGATGCGGTTTACAAGTATGTGCGTGCGGCGCAGCACGCGGGTTACAACGTCATGGCGGTGAAGGGCAGCAGCAACGTCGACGCGGAGATCTTCAGCGTGCCGAAGGCGTCGATCGACTCGACGCGCAACAACAGCAAGGCCGCGAAGTATGGGCTGCGGCCGTACATGGTGGGCGTGAGCCGCGCGAAGGATCTCATCCTCGAAAACCGGCTGAAGCTCGAAGGCGACGGGCCGGGCCGCATGCACTGGTATAGCGGGGTCCGTAGCGACTACCTCTCGCAGCTCACGGCGGAGGTCAAGGTGCCGGGGCCGCGTGGCGGTAAGCGCGTGTGGAAGAAGATCAGCCCGCGCAACGAGGCGCTGGACTGCGAAGGGTACGCGCTGCACGCGGCCCGCAGCGTGAAAGTGCACCTGATGACCGAGGCGCACTGGCAGGTCGAGCAGCATCGTGCATCGCAGGTCTCCCTGTTCGATGCGGTTCCGGTGCTGGAGGCATTGCCTGCGGCCCTGCCGGCCGAGGTGCCCCCTGATCCGCCGGACGTGACCGAGATTATCGAGACGCCGCGGCCGTTGCCGCAGGTAGCAAAACCCACCGAAACCGCGCCCCCGAGCGGGGTTTCGCGCATTCTGGGGCGTCGTGTTGGTCGCTCGACGTACCTGAAGCGGCGCTAAACGAGGGAATGGCATGGCATACACAAAACAGGATCTGCAGAACATCCAGTCTGCAATCGCGAAGGGCGAGCTGGAAGTCCAGTATGCCGACCGGCGCGTGAAATATCGCTCGATCGGCGAGCTGCGCGAGGCACGCACTGAGATCATTCGCGACCTGAACGGCGCGGCCGGACGTTCTTCGATCGTTCGGATTCGCCACGCCGGCAAGGGGGTGCGATGAAGCGCGGCTTTCCCTCACTCGCGCGGCGCGGATTCGTGGTGCCGACGCGGCTGAAGGCAGCGGCATATGAGTCGGCGAGTACGACGGGCGCACGGGCGAAGTCGTGGCGTGCGTCGAGCGCGGGACCGAACGCGGCGGCGGCGCAAAACCTGCCGCTGCTGCGGTCGCGCGCTCGCGACGCGATTCGCAACGATCCGTGGGCGAAAACGGCGATTGCACGGCTCGTATCGAACACGATCGGCAACGGCATCCAGGCGCACCCGCAGCATCCGAACGACGCAGTCCGCAAGATGCAAAAGCAACTTTGGGAGGATAGCTGCGAGGAGATCGACGCGGACGATGTGTTCGACATGGCGGGCGTGCAGACGCTTGCTGCGCGGGCGTTCTTCAGTGACGGCGAGGTACTGGTTCGTCGCCAGTTCCGCAGTCCGAGCGAAGGTCTGGCGGTTCCCATGCAGATCCGGCTTCTCGAAGGTGATCTGCTGCCTATGGAGAAGAACGAGGTGGTGCCGGGCGGGGGGGAGATCGTCAACGGCGTCGAGTTCAATGCGGACGGTCGACGTGTTGCGTATCACCTGCTGCAGCGTCACCCCGGCGAGTACGGGCGCGCATCGACGGGCAACATGCAGACCGTACGCGTGCCTGCCGACGAAATCGCGCACGTGTTCCTCGCGCTGCGGCCCGGCCAGGTGCGCGGGGTTCCGGAGCTGTCGACCGTGCTGCTGCGGCTCAAGTCGCTGGACAACTTCGACGACGCAGTGCTGTTCCGACAGGAGGTCAGCAACCTCTTTGCCGGGTTTATCACGAAGCCGCCGAGCGAGCCGGGCTTACCGGGGGATCCCGTCACGGGCGCGGAAATGCAGTACGACGTCGACGGGTTCTCGCCGGTCGTTTCGCTCGAACCGGGAAGCATGCAGGAACTGGCACCGGGCGAGGACGTCAAGTTCGCCGAGCCGCCGGGCGCGGGTACGGACTACGGGCCGTTCATGCGACAGCAACTGATGGCGGCTGCGGCTTCGGTCGGCATGCCGTACGAAGTCATGACGGGCGATCTGCGCGACGTGAGCGATCGCGTGCTGCGGGTGATCCTGAACGAGTTCCGGCGGTCGATCGAGCAGATCCAGTGGAACGTGTTCATTCACCAGTTTTGCCGAAAAGTGTGGCGCTGGTGGGTCGATGCCTGCGCACTGTCGGGCGCGATGCCGATGGCGGACTACTACCGACGCCGTCGCGACTATCTGCGAGTGCGTTGGGTGCCGCAGGGCTGGCCGTATATCCACCCGGTGCAGGACGTCACGGCGAAGCGGATGGAGATCCGCTCCGGACTCGCGAGCCGGACAGGTGCCGTGCTGTCGCGCGGCGACGATCCGGAGCAGGTCGACAACGAGAACGCGGCCGACCTTGCGCGCGAGCGCCGGCTCGGCATTCGGTATGACACGCTCGAACCGTTCGACGGTGTGGGCGATCTTTCAAATGGGGAGGGCGAATGAAAGGGAAGAAGCGCTGGTGGGACATCCGCGCGCAGGCGAACGGTGCCGGCGAGCAGGTTGCCGAGATCCGGATCTACGGCGACATCGGCTTTTGGGGCACGGACGGGGAACTGTTCGCATCGACGCTCGATGAGGTCGCCGCGACGGCGACATCGATCGTCGTTGCCATCAATTCGATGGGTGGCGACGTGTTCGATGCGTTCACGATCTACAACGCGTTGCGGCGGCATGCCGGCAAGGTGACCGGCCGCGTCGATGGCGTTGCAGCGTCGGCTGCGTCGCTGATTTTGATGGCGTGCGACGAAATCGTGATGCCGTCGAATGCGATGCTGATGATCCACAACCCGCATACGGTCGCGGCCGGTGAGGCGACCGACCTTCGCAAGCTCGCAGACCTGCTCGACAGCACGTCGGACAACATGCTCGCGGCTTATGTGGAACGTAGCGGTCGATCGAGCGACGAGGTCCGGGCCATCATGGACGCAGAGACCTGGCTCACCGCAGCTCAGGCGCAGGAGCAAGGATTCTGCGACACGATCGCCGAGCCGATCCGTATCGCCGCGTATGCGGGCGCAGCGCGACACGTCGCTCGTTTCTCGGCAGTGCCCGATCCGATCCGCGCGATGCTTACCGACGATGTCGAGCCGCCGCCGGTCCCCGCACCGCAGCCGCAGCCAGCACTGCAGCCGCAGCCCGCACCGCAGGCCGGGCCGAATGTTGCGGCGCTGGCGTCGCACGTATACGCGGCGTGCCGTGACGCGAAGATCGAGCACTGCGCCGAAGGCATTGTGCTGGCGACGGGGCTGCGTGACCGCGCGACTGTCGACGCCGCGATTCGAAGCGCACAGGACATTGCCGGCATCTGTCTGGCCGCGAGCCTGACCGAGCTGACGGCCGGCTTTGTCGCGGATGGTCTGACGCCCGATCAGGTTCGTGCGCGGCTGTTCGAGCGCATAACGGCGTCGCAGAGGCCGATCAACCATCGCTCTGTCCCGGCCGCGCAGCAAGACGTGCCCGTGGTCGCGAATGCGCCGCGTGCGGCGTCCATCTACGCGGCTCGCAAGAGCGGCAAGTAACTTTGACGTAACCCGAGGAGGGGAAAACTCATGTCGAACGTGAAGCAACAAGGGTTGTTGACGGCCGAATTTCTGGTGTCGGAGGGCGAAGGGCAGATCTCGCGCGATCGCATCATCGTCAAAGCCGGGGGGGCGCTGCCGGCCGGGCAGGTTCTCGGCCTGACGAGTACCGGCGAGTACGCGCCGTACGACAACGCGGCTAACGACGGTTCCGAGGTCGCCGCCGGGGTGCTCTATGCGGCGCTGCCGGCGTCGGACGCGCCGCGTCCGGCAACCGGCATCGTGCGGCTCGCCGAGGTGGCCGGTGCGCTCTTGACGGGGCTCGACGTTACCGGTCGCGGTGATCTCGCCGAGCGCCACGTGATCGTCCGCTGACCGTAGTCGGCGCGATTCAAGGCCACGCAGCACGCGTGGCCTTTTTTGTACCCATTTCATGTTGGAGGTTGTATGGCGGATATCGCCCTGTTTCAAGACGACGCGTTCTCGCTGTCGTCCCTCAGTGCTGCGATCAACGAGCAGCCGTATGTGCCGGGCCGCATCGGCACGCTCGGCCTGTTCGAAGAGGACGGGATCACGACGACGACGGTGCAGATCGAGCGCGACGGCGACACGCTGTCGCTCGTCGCGGCAGGCCAGCGTGGTGCACCGGCCGCCGTTGTCGCGGGCAGCAAGCGAAGCATGATCCCGTTCAATACGGTGCACCTGCCGCAGCGCGCAGTGATCATGGCCGACGAAATCGCGAACCTGCGTGCCTTCGGTTCCGAAACGGAGCTGGAAGCGATGCAGACGGTCGTGAATCGCCGGCTCGCGAAGATGCGCCGGCAACTCGATGCGACGCACGAGTTCCACCGCATCGGCGCAATCAAGGGCGCGGTGCTCGATGCGGACGGAAAGACGGTCCTGATCGATCTGCTGAAATACTTCGGCATCGAGCAGACGGTGATTCCGTTCGAGCTGTCGACCGCGACGACCGAGATTCGCCAGAAGTGCGTCGAGGTGCAGGACGCGATCGAAGATGCGCTCGGCGCGATGACGTACACGGGCGTGCGCGTGCTGTGCGGGCGCGAGTTCTGGAACAAGCTGATCGTCGCGAAGTCGGTGAAGGAGACGTATCTCGCGTCGGTGATGGCCGCGCAGCTGCGCGGCGACGCGCGCGACGCGTTCGACTTCGGCGGCTGCACGTTCGAACGGTATCGCGGGCGCGTCGGTGACGTCGGCTATGTGGCGGACGATGAAGCGCACGCCGTGCCGGAGGGCGTGGCCGAGCTGTTCATCACGCGCTTTGCGCCGGCCGACTACGTCGAAGCGGTCAACACGACGGGCCTGCCGTACTACGCGAAGCAAGAGCTGATGGACTTCGGCAAGGGCGTCGAGATCGAGGCGCAATCGAACCCGATCCATCTGTGCACGCGCCCGAAGGCGCTCATCAAGCTGAAGGCGTGACGTGGCGTTCCGGGATCTGATCTCGGACGTCGACGCAGCGGTGCTGCGCGACCTGGGAGACGCGGATATCACGATCGACGGTCGGTCAGTCGAAGGGATGTTCGCGTCGCCCTGGCTCGGGCCGGATCTCGGCGGCCAGCGCACGCAGCTCGTTGCGCCGGTGTTCCACCTGCGCGACCGCGATGCTGTTGCAGTTCGGCAGGGCAGCATCCTGATCACGAATGGCGAGCGTTACCGCGTGCTTGAGGCACATCCGGACGGCACCGGCTGGACCGTCCTCATTCTCCAGTAGGCGCTATGGACGATCTGAAGATCGAAATCGACATCAAAGAGGCGACGGCCGTGTTGCAAGGCTTGTCGCCGTCTGCGATGCAGGCAGCGTGGCGACGGACGTTGCGCAAGACGGCCGGGTGGATCAAGAGCCAGACAGCGAAAGAGGTCGGGGCCGCGACGAAGATCCCGCAGAAGGTCATCCGTCGCCGCCTCTACTTCTTTCTTCGCTCGGTTGACACCGGCAAGGTGTGGCTCGGCCTGAACCCGATCGAGGCGCATCGCCTTGGCAATGTGACGAGGACGCGCAAGGGGATGCGAGTCGGTCGCCAGTCGTTCGAGGGGGCGTGGCGACAATCGAAGCGAAAGCCCGACGGCCCGATCTACGAGCGTGTCGGCAAGGAGCGGATGCCTTACCGGATGGTGACGGTGGCATGGCAACAATCAGGCGATCCAGCTTTTCGACGTGCAGCCAAGGCGTGCGAGGCTCGGCTGATGGTGATTCTCCGTCAGGAAGTGAACTACGAACTGCAGAAGGTGATGCGCCGTGCTTGAGAACCTGAAAGCGCTACATGAAGCGATTGAGCGCGACATGCGCGTGAAGCTGCCGACGATCAAGCGCATCGAGGCATACCCGCGTCTCGGTCAGAAAATCGAAACGCCATTGATCGCGATCGAGCTGAACGAGTTCGAGCCCGGTCACGACGATGGCACGGGCGACGTGGCGCTGATCGCGCGCATGCAGGCCCGTGTCGTGTTCGATCCGATCGACGAAGGGGCCGAGCTGGCCGTGCGTGAGGTTGCCGCACGTGTCGCGATGGTGGTGCACGGGAACACGTGGGAACTGCCGATCACGCCGGGCAAGGTCGTACAGGTAGCGGAGGATCCATTCCGGCCGCAGCTCGATACGTACTGCGTCTGGCTCGTCGAATGGACGCACGAATTCGGCATCGGCATGGAGCTGGACGAGATCCCGGACGGTCGTTCGGTCGTGTGGGGCGTTGATCCGGGCACCGGCCTTGGCAATGAAGGTCAGTATTGGGATCCGGCGGACGCGGGAGGCGGCGAACCATGAGCGACTACGAGCTGGGCGAGATCGATCGTCGCATGGCCTGCATGGTGCAGCACGGGACCGTCGAGAACGTTTCGTATCAGCCGCCACAGTGCCGCGTGAGGATCGGCGATTGGGTCAGCGACTGGATGCCGTGGAAGACCGCCGCGGCGGGCGTGGTTCGTTTTTGGCGTCCGCCGTCTGTTGGCGAACAGGCGTCGATGTTCGCGCCGTCCGGCGATCTAGCGGGCGCGTATGCGGCTCCGGGGTATTACTCGGATCAGCATGGTGGCTCGGCGCGGTCCAATCCGAACGAGACCGCGTGGGACTACCCGGATGGGGCATCGGAGGTCTATGACCACGAGAAGCACGAGTACCGCGTCGACGTGCCGGCAGGCGGGCGCATCGTGTTCCGGATCGGTGCAACGGAGCTGGAACTGCGCGCCGATGGCGTGACGTTGCGCACGCAGCAATTGCTTGGCGACGTGCCCGATTCGACATTCACGGGCAACACGACGACCGAGAAGCTGTTGACGTTCAACGGCGGGATGCAGGGCAAGGGCGGCGGTGACGGTGGCCCTGCCGTCCAGGTTGAGGGCGGAGCGCGTTACACGGACGACGTCGAGATCGGCGGTAAGTCGTTCCTCACGCATTCGCACATGGAAGAGGGTGACGGTGCGCCGGTGTCGCCGCCGCTGTAACGCACACATTCGCAAAGTTGCTTTGCCCCGCTTCGGCGGGGTTTTGTTTTTGAGGGAGTCACCATGGCAAAAGACATTCCGCAGGCTGTTACTCGGGCCGCTCCGTCCGTCGCGCGGTTTCTCGATACGCGGTTCCGTAGTCGCGTGATCGTGTTCCCGAGCGGCGATGTCGTGCACGTTCTTTCGGGCGAAGCGATCGCAAGAACGGAAGCACAGATCGAATACCTCGATGCACATCCGGACTTCAAGCGGCTTGAGGAGCGCGGATGAGTCGGCCCGGTGCCCTCGTCGGCATGGACCGATGGACGGGTGCGCCGATCAGCGGCGTCGCGCACCTGAAGCAGAGTCTCGGCGACATCCTCAGCACGCGCAAGGGTACTCGGCGAGAGCTGCCCGATTACGGTTCGGACATCCCATTGATGGTCGATCTTCCGGTTACGCGCGGATGGATCTCGGCGGCACAGGCCGAGGCCGCACGCGCGATTGGCCGATGGGAGCCGCGCATCAAGCTGGCTCAGGTCAAGGTGCGGTCGATCATCGATGGCAAACCAACGTTCGCGATTCGTGGCGAGTACGACGGCACGGCCGTCGAAATCGAGGTGCCAACATGACGATTATCGATCTCGCTTCGCTGGACCCGCCTGATCTTGTCGAGGTGCTCGACTTCGAGGCGGCGTTCCAGATGAAACTGGAGTATTTCAAATCGATCTATCCCGATTGGACGGCGGCGCTGAAGTCGGATCCAGTCGTCAAGCTGATTGAGCTGGCAGCGTATGACGAGATCCGCGCAGCAGCGCGTCTCAACGACGCTGCCCGCGCCGGCATGCTCGCTTTCTCGACGGGCGCTGATTTGGAGCATCTGGCCGTGCTGCTGGATACGGAGCGCGCAATCGTTGAGCCCGGCGATCCGGAGGCGAATCCGCCAGTCGAGCGGCGCATGGAATCGGACGATCGGCTGAAGTTACGCACGCAGATGTCGATGGAGCGCGCGACGGTCGCCGGGCCATTCGCGGCATACCGCGCGTTCGCGATGGATGCATCGGCCGACGTCCTCGATGTCGCCGTTGATCGCCCTGAAGCCGGCACCGTGCGGCTCACGATCATGTCCGCACGTGGTGACGGTGTACCGGATCAGGCATTGCTCGATCTGGTCCGCGCGAAGGTTTCGCCTGAGACGGTCCGCCCGCTCAACGACACGGTTCTGGTCGAGCCGGCGATCAAGATCGAGTATGCGATCAATGGCGTGATCTATGTCGGCGGAGGCCCGGATCCGAACATCGTGCTTGACGCACGTCGCAAGGCGCTTGATGGCGTGGTAGCGAAGTCGCGACGGCTTCGTGCGGGCATGCCGCGAACCGCGATCGAGGGCGCCCTGCACGCGCCGGATAGCGGCGTCACGCGTATCGAACTACGCTCGCCGGCCGCCGACGTGTTGTGTGGCGCGCGCGAGTTTGCGCACTGTACGAGCATCAATCTGGAGGTCAAGGCCGATGACGCATGAGCCACTGCTGCCGTCCAACCAGACGCCGCTGGAGGCTGCGCTCGCGCGCGTGCTGCGCCCGAGCGTCGATCCAGAGATCTTGCGCACGTTGTGGGACGCGGATCGTTGTCCGACAGCATGGCTGCCGTGGCTCGCATGGGCGCTCGCCGTCGATGGCTGGGAACTAGCCGAGTCCGAAGATGCGCGGCGAGCGCTCGTGAAGGGCTCGATGGCGCTGCACCGGAAGAAGGGTACGCCGTGGGCGGTGCGGGAGGTGATCCGGCGGCTCGGCTTCGGCGAGGTAACGATCATCGAGGGGCGCAGCGGTCGACGGCGCGATGGCTCGTTTGTTCGCAATGGCGAGCAACTGCATGGGAAGCCAAGCGCGTGGGCCGAGTACATCGTAAAGCTTGGGGTCCCGATTACACGCGACCAAGGCGACAAGCTGTGGCGGGCAATTGAGCGTTATGCGCCTGCGCGCAGTCGGCTTGCCGCGCTCGATTATGCGGCCGTGCCGATCCGCCACAACGGCGTTGCGCGGCGGGATGGGCAATACACGAGAGGGAGTATTACAACATGACCAATTTGGTTGAGATCGAGCGGTGGGAGGAAGGGGTCTATCAGCTCGAAACCTCGGATCCCGTGGTCGGCGGACCTGACGGAATCGACAACCTGCAGGCGAAACAACTTGCGAACCGCACGCGCTTTCTGAAGCGCGCGGTCGAGGCCGGTCAAAGTCACTTTGACGAGCACGTTGCGGCCGTCGATCCGCATCCACAGTATGCGACGCATGCTGATCTGGCAGAGAAGGTGGCCGCGCTGGTGGCGCAGTCCCCCGAAACACTCGATACGCTCAGTGAACTCGCAAAGGCCCTTGGCAACGATCCGAATTTCGCGACGACTATCGCAAATGCGCTTGCCGCAAAAGCGCCGCTCGATTCACCAGTGTTCGCAGGAACTCCGAAGGTTCCCGCGCTGGCACGATTCGACAACAGCGCACGGGCCGTGAACAGTGCCTTCGTCAAGTCCGTGGGCATGCAGGCGAGTGCATTCACGACGTTGGTCGGCGCGACGGTGCTGACCGAAGATTACGCCGGCAGCACGATCTATCTCGGCGGGTCGGGAAACTACGCCGTCACGTTGCCGCGCGCGTCGTCTGTGCCGGCGGGGGTGCGGCTGGAATTCGTCAGCGGGATTGGCGTTTCACCGGTGAGCATTTCGCGTCAGGGCACCGACGTGATCTATATGAACGCCAACACGTCGCTGGCGACGGTGCCGATGGCGCTCGGCGACACCTTCGTCATCGAGAGTAACGGGGCGAATTGGTATTCGGTCGGTGGGTCGACGCCGCTTGCGTACGCGAATGGCTTCAGCGCGTCGTTCAATACAAGCGGTTGCCAGAGACTCCCCAGTGGGCTGATTGTGCAATGGGTGACCGGAAGTAGTGATTCGAACGGCAATATGTACGTCACGAATCCGCTTGCGTTTCCGCATGCAGTACTGGGTGGCATTGCTAATGAGGCGTCGCCGGGTGGCTGGACGACCAATACGGCGACCGTGTGGAGTTTCGACCTGGGCGCTTCGACGGTTACGACTTCGGTCGCGCGGGTGCGCAATGTAATGGGAGCCGGAGGGCCTGGGGTCGCAGCAGGAATCGCGGGGCGTGTTCAGGTATGGGGGTATTGAAAATGGGGCAAAAACTCGCGGCGTTCGATGAGCGAGGGAATATTACGGCGTTCTACGACTCGGCCGTCAGCCCGGCGCCGCAAGGTGTATCGGTTGTGGAAATTGACGATACGGTGTGGGTCGATCTCATCAACGCGCAGTCGGGCGGCAAACGCCTTGTCGTTGACGAGACCGGAAAGGTCGCCACGCTTGATCGTCTTCCGCCGACGCGGGCTGAGGCTGCACTTGCCAAGCGCATGGAGCGCGACGCGGCGCTGTATGCGACGGACTGGCTCGTCTCTCGACATCAAGACGAGCAATTGCTCGGCGACGGAACGACCCTCACGGCGGATCAGTTTGCGGCGCTGCTGCGTTATCGACAGTCGCTGCGGGAAGCCAGTGGTCTTCCGGGGTGGCCGCAAACTGACCTGCCGTCACCACCGCTGTTTGCGACGGCGCAGCCCAAGGCGACGGCGTAACGCGACATTCGATTCAAACCTATGCGAGGCCGCTCGATTCGAGCGGCCTTTCTATTTGTAGCTTTCTCGGAGATCTGAATGGCTGCTACTTCTTTCTATCACGGCGTAACGACCGTGCTGGTCGAAACCGGCCCGCGTACGATCGCCGTGCCGTCGACGTCGGTCGTCGGCATCGCTGATACGTACGCGCCCGGTCCGGACCTTGTCGCGCCGAACGTGCCCGTGCGCATCACGAGCGAATACGACGCGGTCGCTGCGTTCGGCGAGAGCAGCCCGATCACGCGCGCGATTCAAGGCATCTACAAGCAGAGCAAGACGGTCATGGTCGCGGTAGGTATCGCGGCTGACCAGACCGACGCCGAGCTGACGTCCGCGATCATCGGTGGCGTGTCGGCAGGCGGTGTGCGCACCGGCATGCAGGCGCTGCTCGATGGCAAGTCGCTGTTCGACCTGAAGCCGCGGCTGCTGATCGCGCCGGGCCACACGGCCAAGCAGCCGGTCGCGACGGCGGCCGACGAACTGGCCGCGAAGCTGCGCGCAATCGCGATTCTCGACGGGCCGAACAAGACCGATGAAGACGCGATCGCGTACGCGAAGAACTTCGGCAGCAAGCGGCTGTATCTGGTCGATCCCGGCGTGCGGTATTGGGACACGGCGAAGAACGCGGATGTCGACGCGCCGGCATCTGCGTACGCTGCGGGTCTGTTCTGCCAGACCGACGCGGCCATCGGCTTCTGGGCGTCGCCGTCGAACAAGGAGATTGTCGGGATCAGCGGCACGAAACGGCCGATCGAATTCCTCGACGGCGATGAGACGTGCCGCGCGAACCTCCTGAACAACTCGTTCATCACGACCATCATCCGCGACGGCGGGTATCGCCTGTGGGGCAACCGCACGTTGTCGGCGGATCCGAAGTGGTCGTTCGTGACGCGGGTGCGCACGCTGGACATCGTGATGGACGCGGTGCAGGCCGGCCATAAGTGGGCGGTCGATCGCGGTATCACGGCGACGTACGTAAAGGACGTCACCGAAGGGCTGCGAGCGTTCATGCGCGATCTGCGTATGCAGGGCGCGGTGATCAACTTCGAGGTGTACCCGGACCCGAAGCTCAATTCGGCTTCGCAGCTCGAGCAGGGCAAGGTGTACTGGAACATTCGCTTCACGGACGTTCCGCCGGCAGAAAACCCGATCTTCCGCTTCGAGGTCACGAACGAGTGGCTGACGGAAGTTCTCGACACGCAATCGTAAGAGGTCACGCATGGTTCCGGAAACTCTGAACAACATGGCGCTGTACGTCGACGGGCGCGGCTTTGCCGGCCGTGCGCCCGAACTGAGCCCGCCGAAGCTGAAGATCAAGACGGAGGACTACCGCGCAGGCGGCATGGACGCACCCATCAAGATCGACCAGGGCATGGAAGGCTTGCAGGCCGCGTTCTCGATGGGCAGCGTCGAGCGCGACGTGCTGAAATTCTTCGGCCTGGCCGACAACAACGCATTTAACGCGACGTTTCGCGGCGCATTCCGCGACACGCGCGGCAAGGTGAAGTCGGTCGCGCTCATCATGCGCGGCATGCTGTCCGAATACGATCCCGGCAGCTGGAAGCCGGGTTCCACGTCGGAACTGAAGTACACGGCCGAGCTGACGTACTACAAGGCCGAGATCGACGGCGCGGTGATCTGTGAGATCGACGTGCTCAACATGATCCGCATCATCGACGGTGTCGACCAGCTCGCCGATGTGCGCAAGGCGCTCGGCATGTAAGTGCGGTGGCCGGTGGCAACGCCGGCAAAGTAACTTTTCGATAACCCGAGGGGCGGTCCGTTGACCGCCCCTTTGTCATTTCTGAGGTGCTGAATGGAAACCGTGAAGATCACGCTGAAGTATCCCGTCTCGTTCGACGGTGTCGTGCGCAACGAGCTGGTGATGCGCCGCCCGAAGGTGCGCGACATGCGTACCGCGAGCAAGCAGGCACAGGGCGACGACGAGCTGCGCGAGATCGTGCTGTTCGCGACGCTCGCCGAGGTCGCTCCCGACGATATCGAAGCAATGGACATGGTCGATTACGACGCCATGCAGCGTGCGTACGAATCCTTTCGATCCGTTCGTCCGGCTCCCAATCGAGACGGTAAAGGCGCTGGCTCGACGGATGATGAAGGAGTACGGGACGCAGCCGCAGTCGGTTGAAGACATGACGATCGACGAATTGTTGTGGTGGCTGACGGATTGAGCGAGGACAGACATGGCACGCGATATTGCACTTGGCATCGTCATCGGCGGTGCGGTGTCGGCAACGCTCGGTAAGGCGTTTGCCGATACGAATTCGAAGATCGTCGGGCTGCGCAAGACTGCGAGCGAGCGCGGCATGTGGCAGCGGCAGATCGGCGAGACGATCAAGCTACAGGAGGAGTTCCGCCGTCTGCATCTTGCCGGCGACAGCGCGGCTGACGGGATCCGGCGCAAGCTGGACAACAACGTCCGTGCGCTGCGTGACGCGGGTTTCGAGGTCGACCGGCTTGATCGCGCATATGCCCGGCTCGGCCGGACGGTGCGCGGACTGGAACTGAAGGCCGCCGGTCATGAACGACTGGCGGCCGGTCGCGAAGGCATGAGCAGCGCGGCGGGTGATGCGGTGAAGCTCGGTGCGGCCATCGCCGTGCCGACCGCGGTGTCGGCCCAGTATCAGGCAATCATCCGGGACATTGCCATCAAGGCCGGCATCGCGCGCACCGAGCAGGAGCGCACGATGTCCGAGCGCATCCGTCGCGACGCGCTGTCGAACGGAATGGGTCGCAATGAGTTGGCCGACGCCGTCAACCAGATGGTCGCGGCCGGGATGGACGTCGATCGGGCGCTGAACTTCGGCCCGGCCGTCGCGAAATTCTCGGTAGGCCAGGGAGCGTCGAGTGTCGAGACGGCGCAGATGATCCAGGCGCTGCAACAGAACGCGAACATCGCGGATCCCAAGGCGATGATGAAAGCGCTCGAGGCGATCGCGTATCTCGGCAAGGAAGGTTCGTTCGAGTCCGTCGACATGGCCCGGTGGTTCCCGGTGCTGCTTGCCGAAATGAAGAAGATCGGCATCACGGGGCAGGACTCCGTGACGCAACTCGGCGCGATGCTGCAGGTTCAGATGAAGACCGCCGGCAACGCCGACGAGGCGGCGAACAACCTCAAAAACTGGTTCTCGAAGATCGGTTCTGGCGAGACCGAGCGCAACTACAAGAAGGCCGGCGTCGATTACGAAGGGAAGATGAAGGAGGCGATCGGCAAGGGTTGGTCGACGCTGGAGGCGTCGTTCGTTCTCGCTCGGGCGTACATCGAGCGCGTCGATCCGAAGAAGGCTGCGCAGCTCGCAGCGGTGGCGAAGCAGCTCAACAGCGAGCTGGATCCCGCCAAGCGTCAGGCGCAGATGCGAGCCTTCGAGGACACGATGAAGACCGGCGACCTATTCAACGACATGCAGGTCAAGGCGGCGCTGACGGCCTACATGCAGAACGCCGATCTGTATCAGAAGCTCAAGCGCAACGCAGCGGACGCCAATGGAGAGATCGACAAGGATCTCGCCGATCGCCGCGCAACGTCGAAGCAGATCTGGAGCGAGGTCGTCCAGCAGTGGGACGACGCGATGCGCAGTATCGGCGATGCGCTGCGGCCCGTGACCGATCTTGCCGGGAAGGTTGCGAAACGGACTGGCGAAACGGTGCAGCGCGCGTCGGACGCTGCCCCCGGCGCGACGGCGGCAGTCGTCGGCGTCATCGGCACGGCGATCGCTGTTCGCGGCGCACGTGCCGCATGGAGCATGGGGCGCGGGGTGCTCGACATTCTGCGCGGCGGTTGGATGGCGCGACGCGGTGGTGGTGGAGCGGCCGGGGGCGGTGCTGCCGGCGGGCGCGTCGGTAAGGCACTCGACGCGTTGAGCGGTGCTGCCGGTGGCGTGCAGCGCGTATTCGTCGTCAACCTGCCGGGCGGCGGTCTTGGTGGCGTTGCCGGGGCAGCAGGCGACCTGCTCGGCGATCTGGCCGGTGGCGGCTCCAGCGGCGGCCGTGTTCCGCGCGGTCGTCTCGGTCGTGTCATCGGTGCGTTTCGGACGGTCGCGGGCCGTTTCGCCCCCTACGCCGGGAAGCTGGCCGTCGCCGGCAGTGTTCTGAAAATCGCATTTGCGGCAAAGGATGCGTATGCGGTCGCACGCAGCGATCAGCCGATCGCGCGGAAGGCGGAGGGGTACGCGAGCATCGGAGGCGCGCTCGCCGGGGGCGTCGTCGGGGCGAAGCTCGGTGCCGGTATCGGCATGCTCGGCGGCCCGATCGGTGCGGCCATCGGTGGCGTGCTCGGCGGTGCGGTCGGCACGTTTGCCGGTGGAAAGTTACTTGGGGCGATGGCGCGGTGGGCGACGGGTTCGAAGGACGGCGACAGCGACGCGGTGAAGGCGGCCGCGAAGGTGGCGGCCGGCCCGGACTCGCCGCAGTCGCGACCGTTCAAGGTCGAGCAGCAAAACTCGTTTGCCCCGGTGTTCCACATCAAGGTCGAGGGCGGCACGGACGCGGAGATCGCGGACAAGCTGCTCGCGCGCATCAATCCGCTGATCCAGCGAACCATGACGGAGTCGATGGACAAGAGCAACCGGTCGGCGATGTTCGATGCGCCGCATCTGTAAGGGGACGGGATGGACTTCATTTCGAGTGTGACGCAGGCGGCAACGCAGGCGAGCATCGCCTCCGAACGCGTGCGGCACGTAGTGCGCGTGTTCGATAGGAATCGCAGCGCGAGCCAGAACACGGTCGACACGTTGACGAAGCTCGCGACGGGGAATCTCACGTCGGCCGCTGACTTGTTGCGCGGGGCGACGAGCATGCTCTCGGTGGCCGGCGACCTGAGTCCGCGGATCGGCACGGTGATGCGCAGTTTTGCGGCGACCGGCGCTGCCGTCAGCGGCATCGTGAAGATGATCGGCGGGGTCAATCACCCGTTGATCCAGTCGGCCGCGCAGTCGGTCATGGGCGCGTTGGGCGACACGAAAACTCGGTTCACCGCGTTGGTCGGCGAGCAGACGGCGGGCGCACTGCAGTCGTTCGCGCAGACGACCGGCCTCAGCTCCGTCCTTTCCGGCCTGTTCGACAGTGCGACGTCTTCCACCCCTCATCTGCTGACGCTATCAACGGATGACGGGGACGCGTTCCACTTCGGACTGTCGACGGCGGCGTTCGACAAGCTGCGGCGCTCGACGCGCTTCAAGATCGCATCGCAGGAACGGCTGAATCGCGAGGAGGCGCAGCAGCCAGTGAGTCAGGGCGGCGACACGATCACGCTTTCGGGCGTCGTGTTTCCGTCGCTCGGTGCCGGGTTCCGCCAGCTGGAGACGCTGCGCGCGATCGGTGCGAAGTTGAAGCCGGTGCAGTTGACGGCCGGCACGGGCGACGTGCTTGGGCGCTGGTATCTGCACAGCGTCGACGAAGAGCAGGAGGCGCTGATGTCTGACGGTGCGCCGCGGAAGCAAACCTACACCCTGGAGTTCGGCCGCTATGGCGAAGACTTTGCGAACCTCTGACGGGGACATTCTCGACACGCTCTGCTATGCCCATTACGGGACGTTGAAGGGCACGGTCGAGGCAGTGTACGAAGCTAATCCGGGCCTTGCGCGGGAGCCGCAGCCGTTTCGTTCCGGCGTCTTGATCACGATGCCGGATCTCGACACGCCGCGCGACGAACCGATTCAGCTTTGGTCGTGAGGGAGGTTCAATGCAGGCAATTTTTCAAGTGGTCGCGAACGGGGCCGACATCACGCGCGTGATTCAGGATCGCGTGCTGCGGATCCAGACAACCGACAAGCCGGGCCTCGAAGCGGACGAATGCGAGATCGAACTGGACGACCGGGACGGCAAGGTCCGATTTCCGCCGAAAGGCGCGACGTTGAAGATCTCGCTCGGATGGGAAGGGCAAGGGCTGTCGATGCTCGGCGAGTATGCCGTCGACGAGATCGTGCTGCGCGGACCGCCGGCGACGATCATCATCCGCGGCCGACCGTCCAACATGCGCGCGACGTCGAAGACGCAGCGCAATGGCAGCTGGACGAACGTGAAGCTGGCCAACATCGTCGGCGACGTCGCTCGGCGCAACAAATGGGTGGCTGCGTGTTCGGTCGACGCTGCTGTGCCGCGTGCCGACCAGTTTGGCGAGAGCGACCTGCATTTCATCACGCGTATCGCGCGGCAGTACGGTGCAACGGCGACGGTGAAGGCGGGCAAGCTGATCGTCGGGCCGATCGGCGGCGGCAAGAGCGCAAGCGGCAAGCAGCTGCCGGTCATCACGTTGACGCCGAGCGATCTGACGGACTACGAGATCTCGTTTCCTGATCGTGCCAGCTTCGTTGCAGTACGGACGAAGGTGCACGACAAAAAGACCGGGAAGAAGATCGACCTCACGATCCCGAATCCCGATGCCCCGCCGGGCGCCGCCGCTGTCCATACCGAGCGCCATGCCTTCGCCAATCCGGAAGCCGCGAAAGCCGGTGCGAAGTCGCGTCTCGAGAAGCTGAACCGGCACACCGCGCGCAGCGTGCTGCGCATGAAGGGGCGCACGGACATATCGGCCGAGAAGACCGTGAAGCTGTCGGGGTTCAAGCAGGAGGCCGACGGCGATTTTCTGGTCGATTCTGTCCGGCATACCTATGCCGGCAACGGTTGGGATACGTCGGTGGAGCTGAACGCCGGCAACAAGGGCAAGGCGAAGGTCGGCCATCGCAAGAAGCCGACGAAGAAAGTCGACCTGGTCGTACCGTCGCCGCCGAAGTAACACGCGCGTGCATCAATTTCTGGCAGCCGCCTCGGGGCAACTCGGGCGGCTTTCTTATTTTCAGCGGGGGTTTGATGGGTGATGAAAAGCAGGAGGGGCTGGCCGTCCAGATTGCGACGTTGACGCAGCAGATGCGGGCCGTCGCGGCGAGTGTCGAGGACATCAAGCGATCGGTGCAGCCGTTCGCGGATCTCGACCGGCGGCTCGCGGAGATGGCGGTGCGGGCGGAAACGGTGCGTGAGGATGTCAGTTTGCTATGGAGCCGTTCGCGTGCGGAAGAACGAGCGCGTGCCGAGCTGGCCGACGAGATCGCCGATGTCGATCGCAAGGTCGACGCGATGAAGAACAAGGCGACGGGCGCGATGTGGGTGCTCGGCGTGTGTCTCGGCGTGGTGCAGACGTTTCTGGTCGGTTCGATCGTCTGGGTCTTCACGCACATCAACGAGGGCGATGCGCTCAACCGACTGCAGCAGCAGCGCATCGATTTACTGGAACAGGCACTGAGCCGGGGAGGGAAGCAATGAACGTAACTGCGAAGATTGACGCGCTGATCGGGCGCGAAGGCGGATTCTCGAACGATCCGAACGATCGGGGCAATTGGTATCTCGAGAAGCTCGAAGGGACCATGTGGGGTGTGACGGCCGCCGAAGCGCGCGCGTACGGATACACGGGGCCGATGAGCGACATGCCGCGCACGACGGCCGTTGCGATCTACGAGTCGCGCTACTGGCGGCGACCGAAGTTCGATCAGATCGACGCGATCTCGTCGACGCTCGCGGAGAAACTGTTCGACATCGGCGTGAACACGGGGCCGCCGACCGGTGTCAAGTTCATGCAGCGGGCGCTGAACGTCCTGAACCAGAACGAAAAGACGTTCCCGGACATCGCGGTCGACGGTGGCATCGGCCCGATGACGATCACGGCGCTGAAGGCATTCCTGCAGCAACGCGGGGCGGACGGCCATCGCGTGCTGTACGGCATGATCGCCGCGCAGCAGTCGGTGTTCTATATCGAGACAGCCGAGCGCAGGCCGGAGAACGAGAAGTTCGAGTACGGCTGGCAACTCAACCGCGCACTGGGGGTATGACGATGCTGGACATTCTGAAGACTGTTGCGCCCTGGCTGGTCACGGCGCTGACCGGTGGTGTGCCGGGTATCGCGGCGATGGCCGCGTCGACGATCGCGGACAAGCTCGGCTTCGGTGACGGTTCGGTAGACGCCGTGAAGGCGGCACTGGCCGGCCAGTCAGTGACACCCGAGCAACTGCTCGCGCTGAAGCAGGCCGATGCGGATTTCGAGCTGAAGATGCGGCAAGCCGGCTTCGCGCACGCGGAGAGCATGGCGGGCATTCAGGTGCAGGCTGACAAGGTCGCGGCCGACGATCGCGCGAGCGCTCGCCAATTCGCTACGGCCGAACACGACCACACAGCGCGCAACCTCGCCTACATGTACACGGTGGCGTTGTTCGTCGTGATCGGGCTGGAGTTCTATCTGGCGATCGGCGACATCAAGATGCCCGACGTCGTGAAGAGCACGCTCGACACGCTACTCGGCGTGCTGATCACGATGGTGATCGGCTCGAAGGAATACTTTTTCGGGTCGTCGTCGCGGGCCGACAAGCAGGCGGACCGCATCACCCAATTCGCCGTGTCGCCGGATATCACGGTCACGGGCGGGCCGATCGATCCGAAGATGATCGCGTCGGTTCCGATCGAGCATCGGACGCCGTGACGGCCGCGATGCACTGAAGAAACAGGGCGACCGGGTGAATGTTGGAGCATTCGCCCGGTCGCCTTTCCACTGTCTGTGCCAGTGAATCAGCCAAGGCCCTGCTTACCTACGTAGGCGGGCCGGATTCTACACCAAGTTTAAAAACGGCTTTCACAATGGCAAACCCCATCATTCCCTGGATCGGCGGCAAGCGCCGTCTCGCAGATCACATCATCCCGCGTTTTCCGGCGCACGACTGCTACGTCGAAGTGTTCGCGGGCGGGGCTGCGCTGTACTTTCTGCGGCCGCCGGCCAAGGTCGAAGTTATCAACGACGTGAACGGGGAGTTGATCAATCTGTATCGCGTCGTGCAGCATCATCTGGAGGAGTTCGTGCGTCAGTTCAAATGGGCGCTGACGAGCCGGCAGGTATTCGAGTGGCTGAAGCTGACGGTCCCGGAAACCCTCACCGATATCCAGCGTGCTGCGCGGTTTTATTACCTGCAGAAAAGTTGCTTTGGGGCAAAGCTCGAAGGTCAGACATTCGGCACGGCGACAACTACGCCGCCCGGTCTGAACCTGCTGCGCATCGAGGAGGAGCTATCAGCGGCGCATCTGCGGCTCGCGAACACGTTCGTCGAGCGGTTGGATTGGGCAGCGTGCATTGATCGATACGACCGTCCGCATACGCTGTTCTACCTCGATCCGCCGTATTACGAGACGGAAGGGTATGGCGTGGCGTTTCCGTTCAGCGAGTACGAGAATATGGCGCGACGCCTGCGGTTGATCAAAGGGCGCGCGATCGTGAGCCTTAATGACCATCCCGATATTCGGCGAGTGTTCGACGGCTTTCACATCGAAACCGTGCCGATTCAATACACGGTCGGCGGTGGGAGGGGCGTCGAGCGCAACGAACTGATTATCTTCAGTTGGGACGACGCAGCGCAGCCCGCAGGGCTGTTCTAACCGACGATGCCGGCGCATGGTATCGCGCCGGCATCGCGCTTACAGATCGTCGAAAGCGGGCAGGAGATCTTGATCCACGAGTCGGATCTCGATCCTATTAGCAGCTTCAATGTGCTCGGGGTTCTTCATCGAGAACGGTGCGTCGGTGGTGCTGACGATGATGGTGCCGGTTTGGTTCTTTCCGGACTCCGGTGTGGCCACGACTTCGCGTGCCTCCGGAACCTGCTGCTGCGTAATCACGGTGGGAAGGTAGATCATCCAGCCCACGCCGGGCTTGTCGTCGAACACCTGTCGTGCCGCGTAGCTTCTCGGGCCGACAGCCGCGTATGCGGGTTTGAATGCGGTCGTCGCGGCACGAACGATTTTCAACACTGAATCCAGATTGTTGAGAATCGTCTTGTTCGACAGAGAAAGTTCGAACGTGTTGAGGTCGCCCGGTTCGTTGAGATGGCACGAAATGGTTGTGCCTTCGTTGATATCCTCGTTACCGTCCCAAAGGCTCACGTACGTTGCATCCGGATGATCGCCAAACTTGTGTTTCAGTACGGCGAGAATGGCGGTCGACGGTGCGCCATCGTCGAACGCCTTATACAACAGTGCTTCCTCTCGGCTCTGTCCGCGTGCATACCATTGATTGATCGTCGGCTCGATCTCAGCGAGTGCGTGTGTGACGACTTGGATGCGTGACAAGACCTCAGAGAAGTTGGTCGGTTCAAGTGAGTCGTCCTTGAATTTCAGTCTGATATCCATGATCGTCGCAGGTTAAGGTTGCCAGACGGATGCTACTTTATTCTCGATCAAGGCTGGGAGCATGTACTCGCGCAATTCGGCTTCTTCGAAGTACCACTTCAAGCGGGCCGGTGGGTTCAAATTCACCTTCTTCGCCTGAGTGTTCAGTTGGCGGAACAGAGATTCGTATCCTTCAAACCACGGTTGCGCCTTCATCTCGCCTTCGTCGTTTCGTTGAAGGAACTGAGCATAGTGCGCTTTCGCTTCTTGAAGCAGGCATTCTGCCGGCACGAAGCCGTCAAACTCGGTGCCGAGCCAAACCCACTCTTCGTTCCATTCTCCTTCGATGCTGTACGGTCGCCCGGTTATCCGACCTTGATATTTGCGAGAACGCGGCGACATGCCGCGCCTTTTGTTTTCCGCGACTCCAGTCTCTTCAGGCGGGCATTTTTTGCATTTTTCCCCGGTGCGTGGGACCGCCTTAGTGTCGGTCTTGGCTTTACTCTCGTCCTTTGTCGTGTCGCTAGACAGGCTCGCCGTTCCCGCTAGTCCCACTCCGCCCAACAAGGCGACGCCAGCTCGCACCAATACTGGCCCAAGTTCCGCCGCTGCTGCCTCGATCACTGGTACTGCGAGCCCCGCCATCTGTTGATCTCCTGTCGTATTCCGGATGTTCGATGCGCCATTTCATGACGCGTAAATAGTCGTGGAAGCGTTCGTCCGGCGATCGTCCTGGACGCGTGAGCCATGTACGTGTCGCCGGCTTCGTATAGAAGCTGGGTGCGTAGGCTTCGATGCGAAGAAACGCTTCGACGTTTCCGTCGGACTGGATGCCGAACTGCCGGGCTGCGACGTATGCGTTCCAGAGACGCTTCGACAACGTGGCGTCGTCGGCAAGCATCGGATCTGCCTTGACGAGGTCCTGCCTGACACGCTCGACGTATCCGCGCGCGTCGATCTCGGCAAGGCCCGCGAGCTGTTGGCTTGTCAACTCAAGCATGCGGATGCACTCCCTTTAGTTTTCCATTCACCTCGACCAGCCAGTCGAAAGTCGGGACGAAGAACCGCATGCGTTGCGTCAACTCCATCAGCGATGCGACATCGGCCATGATGCGGGCATCGTAGAAGCGGAGGAGGGCTGTGCGTCCGTCCGGTAGGCGCACGTCGAGACGTTGACGCAATTCGTCCGCGAGCGATTCGATCGGATAGGCGCTGATGAGCCATGACACACCGGCCGAGCCGCCGGCCATCGCGGACAGTACGCGTCGAATGCTTCCGGACGCCCGCTCCCAATCGAACAGCCACGGCCCCGCGTCGGCGAGCGATGCGTCCGGCGTGCCATCGAACAAGGCGACGGCCGCTTGCGATCGCTCAGGAGCGGATCCACCTGGTGTGTCTGTGAACAAAAGACCGTCGACCAGCGCGTACAGATGCGCCTGCATCGTGAGCTGCTGTTGGCGTTTGAAGAAGAACCCTTCGATCGAAACGTCGGTCATGGGCTTATCCGCGCGCGATCATCGTCGCCGCGTTCTCGGCGGCTGACTTCAGACATTCGAGACACAGCGTCGACGAAGGGGCCAACGCTGTAGCCGCGGCTGGCGCTGCACCGCCGGTCGTTGCTTCGCCGGCCCCGACGTCGTCGAGCGTCGCAGAAGACTGCGACGCAATCAGCGTCGCGCCACACGCGGTCTTCATACCCTCGATGGCCGTTTCGCGGCCGGCAATTTGGTGCGGATAACGACGCCCGGTCGCCGGCAGGATCGGGAAGATGCCTTTGCACTGCGGGCAAAGTACCTTGTGGCCAACGCCGGCGATGGGTTTCCCGTCAATGGTTGCGGTTGCGCTGCCCTCCAGCACGCGGCCGCCGTGCGTCGTTGTGTCGCCGACGCAGATCATGGCTCGGGCCATATGTTCTCTCGTAGGTGTGGTTTTCGTATGAATTTACCACTTCCGGGAGGGCGGTCCGCTGCAAGTCACCACGCGGGCGGTCGACTATGCTCGGTCGAGCAGCGTAGCGGCTGAATCAAGGCATCCCGGCACGCCCCCTCTCGGCGCGCAACAGATGACGCAGGCGCTGAAATTCCCCTTGTCCACCCCCCAGCGCCCCCCGGTCGGGAACATGCTTGTCGACATAGTCGAACCACGCCTGAATACGGTCGATCGACTTCCGAAGCGCCAGGATTTCGAGGATGAGCCAGCGTACCTGCAGGTCGGTGTGCTCGCGCCACATAGACCTCAATTCCGCGTCGGTCGGCGCATCGAATTCAGGCATCTTCGGCTTGATCCTCACCCTCGGATCCCGAAGCGGCACTCGGTTGCGATCGATCCTCGTGCGTTCGACCGGCCTCATCGACGGCACTTCAAGCGGATCATAGACAGCCTCGATCCACAATTCCGCCTCATGCTCTGTCAGTTCGCTAGGCGTGCGCTTCCACTCGGTTTCCGTAGAGAACCGATACTCCCAAATGTACGCCCACTGAGGTTTGATCACGGCAGAAGTACTGTATAAAAACACAGTGTAGCGCGGGGTAAGATGGTTCAGTCAAGAGCGAAAATTGGGGACGTCGATGTGCACGAACTACATTGCCCCTGGCGAGGATCCCGGCCTAAGCGAACTGCGAATCGACAACTTCACCGACCTGTATCGCTGGACGCCGTGGAAGCCAGAGATTTACCAGGACTATGACGCGCCGATAGTCGCCAGCATCGACGGGCAATTTAGGCCGTTGATCGCCGGCTTCGGGTTTTGGCCGCGTGCGCTTCAGAAGGCGAACGTCGAGCGGGCGAAGGAGCAGGGGCGCAAGCCGCCCATCATGCGCAGCACGATGAACGTTCGTGACGACAACTTGGGGAAGTCGCCGCTCTATGGGCCGACGTGGCGATCCGGTGGCCGGTGCCTAATTCCAGCCCGATACGTGATCGAGCCGTCCTATCCGGATGCTCGGCGGGATGCCAGCGGGAAATGGATCCTCGGTCCGTGCGTGTGGCAGCGGATCGGCGTAATCGACCGCCCAACGATGTGCGTTGCCGGTATTTGGCGCACCCTGAAAGATCTAGAGGGTAGGCCGCGCCATGCGATGACGATGATCACGGTGAACGCGGACGACCATCCCGTTATGTCGCGGATGCATAAACCGGATGACGAGAAACGGTCGGTCGTCATCCTCCGGGCGGACGACTGGGAGGAATGGTTGACGACGCCGAACGTTGAGGCAGCGCGAGCGATGTTGCAGCTCTATCCGGCGGACGAGATGGCTGCGGAACCAAAGTAGCGTGCTCGTGCAGAGCCGCATGAGATAGCGAAAAGCTCGCTGAAACCTCGGGGAAGGGGTGGCTCGCAGTTTGTTATCCGGCCGGGAACGGAAATTCACGGCTAGAAGGATTCGTCATTCGCCCTGGGAAGCGAGAGAGCGTGATGTCGAACGTTGTGGACATTGACGGCCTCCCTGATGTTGTCTTGTGGGAAGACGACGTGGAGCACTTCCATAGCCCCGAGGAAAGCAGCAATAGCAGCAGATAAGATGGACTCCAAACCATCTCGTTGCGGTGAGAACTTCAACTTTTCGATGCGACCCGATGCATTCCGCACAAAATGTCGTTTCATAGACTCTAAAGAGGCATGAGCCGAATCACCTGACAGCTTTCTATACACCACCTGGTATAACGGGTCGAGGCCAACTTCTTTCGCCAAGTGCAGCAGTTTGATATCCCTTAGTACATGGCCTTTGGCCTTGAAGTCATCCAACAGCGTGCGCATATCTGCAGCTGCCTTCGCGTCTCCCATGTCATCCTCAAGGTGAGTTGCCAGAGCTGTTGCCATAGCTGCAAAGTGCGCATTGTTTGATGCCGCCAATCTCCGAGGAAAATCTGCGATTATGGCTAGGCCGCCAAGGTAAATTGCGCTCTCTACAACGTTGCGAGCAAGCGCACCGGCGTCCGCCAGCATGCCGCGTTCCGTCAGCAAAATCACTGCTTCGAAAGACTGTAAGGCTCGAGCAAACATAGCGGCCGCCCCCAGTTCACGATCTGAGTCCCGTGAGGGAGCCAAGGTGGCTAATATGGCTACTGAAGCACGATTGATGTCCTCAGCAAGAGCGAACCAGTCCATTGCATCTTCGCGAACCTCCAGCCGCCAAGCATCTATGTTGGGCGACAGAAATCCGTCTGGCAGTAGGCTCGTCAT